CAGTTTGAGGATTTTATGTCCGATTTGAAACTCACGCAGAAACAAGAGAAATATTGTCTGAATATCCTACAAGGTCTTTCACAACACGATTCCTACCTTGGGTCTTACGAGTGCGGAAAAATGCTGCCAGCTACTATTGACCGTAAAGCCTGTGAGCTAATGAAAAACGGCAAGGTTAGGGCAAGAATAGCTGAATTGAGAAAACGGCTTGAAGACTCTGCTGTGATGACCAAGCTTGAAATTCTAAAGCGTCACTCTGAATTTGCCAGAACAAATCTGACTGATTTTATGGAATTGGGGCAAGACGGCAGTTGGGTTAACATCGGTAAAGAAACACCTAATGCCGGAGCAATAGCAGAGATACACTCCAGGACAGAATATGATGAGGACGGTTCAAAACCTACCGTTTGCACATCTGTTAAATTATGCGACAGGCAAAAATCAATGTCGGAGATATGTAAAATACTGGGCTTCTACCAGCAACCGGAAACGCCAATCGTTGACAACAGGCAAATCAATATTATCGTGCAGTCGCCGGAGACAGCAAGTAAGGTCAATAGCCTGATAGACGGCATAGCAGAGCGCACCAAGAAGCTCATAACAGGCTAGATACGGTATGTCGGCTCTATTCAACGTTCTTATTGATGTTGGATATATCCGGTTTGCCCCTCGGTAAGTTCTTCCAGTTACCCCGCTTGGAGAGTTCCTCTTTTAACAGTTTGTAGATAGCTTGGCGGGGAGTCATGGTCTGGATAGCATCACGGAGTTTATCAAAATTAATGGGTTGTTCTAAATCTCTCTGAATTAGAGCAAGAACTTTATTATATGCCCTAAACGTTTGTCTCATATCAACCGGCATAGCAAACAGTTCCTTCTTCATAACTCACCTCCACTTCTACTATATACGTTTTGTCCCCATAAAGCAACTGTAAAGAGGTTATTTTGGATATATCCGTAACCAAAAACTTTGAGGGTGTACTCGAGGCATTTACCAGTGGTAAACGCCGGTGTCTATTAGAGGGTGGGACATCTTCCTCTAAAACGTGGGGATTCCTACAGGCTCTTATCCTGATAGCGGAAAAGGCCAGCGAGCCGTTATTATATCCGTAGTAAGTGAGTCCCTCCCGCATCTTAAGCGCGGTTGTATACGGGATTTCTTTAACATTCTGGGTGAATCGCCGGACAACAACCCCTATTATTCAAAAACAGAGTTCACCTATTCACGCCCAAACTGGAAGGGCGTTATAGAGTTCTTCGGGGCTGATGACGACAGCAAAGTCCGGGGTCCGCGCCGTGACATACTCGCTATCAATGAGGGAAATAACATACCCTGGGAAACCGCGCGGGGTTTAGATATACGTACCTCTCGTTTTACCATCGTTGACTGGAACCCTGTTAGCGAGTTCTGGGCGCATGAGTACTGGATAGACCAGCCGGAGAACGCCTATATCCACAGCACGTACCTCGATGCACGCCACGTACTGCCGGAGCAGGTGGTTAAGGATATTGAGTCCTACCGTGATAAAGACCCTAACTGGTGGAACGTGTACGGTTTGGGACTGGTAGGGAAAATAGAGGGGTTGGTGCATCCTCTGTTCCAGCAGGTGAATGAACTGCCGATGGGGGCTGCGCATTACGGGCTGGACTTTGGCTTTGCTTCTGACCCCACAGTATTAATAAAGAGCGTTATCATCGGGGACAAGCTCTACTCCAAAGAATTATTTTATGACCGCTCCGGCCTGACTAACGGGCAGATAGCGCAAAGGATGACATTATTGGGAGTCAATAGCACCGACCCTATCTACGCCGACCCTTCCGAGCCTAAGAGTATAGAGGAAATCCGGCAAAAGGGATTTAACATCATGGAGGCGGTAAAAGGGCCGGGCAGCGTGGCCTTTGGCATCCAGAGAGTCAACCAGTTCTACCAGTATTGGACTAAGGACAGCCTGGAGAGCATAAAAGCCCAGCGCAACTACCGCTATCTCAAGAACAAACAAACAGGCGAATATACCGATGACACCACACATCAATGGAGTCACCCGATGGATGCAAGACGATATGACGTGGCTACCTATAAAGCCCAGTATAACGAATTTCAATCGGTATCATCAGGCTACAGATTTTAGGAGGGTGTTAAATGGCAACACCGCTAGAAATCCATAAGGAATTACAAAAAGAATTTGGCTCTAAATACACGCGTATGGATGAGGACGCAACCGCCCTTCAAGAGCCTTCCTATACTTTAACGGACAAGGCCGGTAAGGAAATACGCAATGTTCTCTCTATGTGCTCCAATATATTCCAGATATTTGACGCTAACGTGGAAGCATCACTAGGACGCGCTAACGAGAAGCTGATTATAGAATCCAACAATAAATCCGTAGACACTGGAAAACTGGAGGAAATCGGTAACGCTATATGGGCGCAGGTAGCGCAAAAACGGCGCAAACAAGGGCGGTGGCCTCTTGACAGCGTATTAGACCAGTTCAACTGCCGGCGTGGTTCCTCGGCGATGGTAGTTACGGTCAATACGGTTAATGATGAGAATGGGGAACGGCTGGATATCAACATGATTCCTTGGGATACGCGCTGGTCAACCTTTGTTATGGGGGAGAACGAGCCGGAGCAGATGGTACGTGAAATAGAAATGAAGCGGGACGAAATAGAAAGCCATCCCCTGGCGAAAGCTAAGAATTACATAAGCCCATCAGCAAAAGCTAAAGAGGCTGAAGCATGGACAGTTGAAGACCATCTGTTTTATGTGAATGATAAAGAGGCGTTTGGTGAGGAAAACCCATACGGATTCGTGCCGGGAGTATGGCAGGAAGTGCCGATGGGAACTATGCTTCAGGACAAGGACGTGGCAAAATACCAGGGGGAATCCATATTTTATATACCCCGCCCTCTGGTAAAGGATTATAACCGTTTACTTTCTATCCTCAATACACAGAGCCTTCAATCCATAAAACCGCCCATGCAGGTAGAAACAGATGAGAAATTACCACCTGACCCGTATGAGACAATGACGGGAATCGGGACAATGAACAAGGTCGGCTCTAAAAACGCTATTCATCCGGTGGTAATGCCCGACTTGCGCCAGTCCGCGATAGCCCTCTTGGGTGAAATCAAGGAAATGATAAACGATTCAACGCTAAGGCAAATCGCCATTACCGATATCCCATCGGGCGGGTTAAGCACGGCGGCTCTATTAAATATCGTGCAGGGACAGGGACAGGTTTACATGCCAAGGCTGGGAGTGAGAGGTCTAATCAAACAGACAGGTTTAGAGTATATTTTCAAGATTATCAAAGCCCTTGGTCTGACTTCTTTCACCATCGGCACGGGCGGCAACTCCAAGACCTATCCGGTTAAAGTACTGGATGGGCAATACGATATCTCCTATATCTACACCAATACCACCGCCGAATCAGCAAGCGCACAACTAGCGTTAGCGCAGACACATCGCAACCTCGGACTACTGCCGGATAAAGTCGTTATAAAAGACGTACTCAAACGTGACGACTGGGAAGGCGAGTATAACGAAATGCTATGGCAAAGAATGGCGCAGAGAGTGCCTACGATAGCGATTTACCGTGAAATGATGGCGGGTTCGTGGCTGTACAAAGAGCGTGGGGACGATGCAATACTAGCTGAATTAAAGATTGCACAAGCGACTCTGGGAATTACCGCCGAACAGATGAAGCGGGGAATTTTACCGCAGATGGGGAATGAGAAACCCATACAGGTGAGCGAAGATTTACCGGCACTAGGCAACCCCCAGAGACAGGCTTACGATACACAGAACGCTATCGCCGCGGAGGAAATCAATGCCGGATAAAGATTTTTACCCTGATGCACTGGCAAAAAGAATAGCGCAGATGTTCACTTTTACACCTATGCAGGCAAACAAAACCAATAAGCCACTGATTGCCAGGTTGAAAATAAGACCGCAAACAGGCACGATTATTAAAATGCCGGAGATTAAATAAGTGGTAACATCACGCGATATATCCAGCCGAATCAAGCGAATAAAGGTAGATTCTCTAGATGAACGTTTGAGAGAGCGCATGTCCAAATATAAAATGCCTGATACGGAAGGCTACAAGATTGCGGACATGTACGAATCCGGCGAGTTCTCAAGGGACTTCCTATCTACCGCTTTCGGTGAGGATACCGTATCAGGCATTGAGAAATACGAAACTGATTTAAAAACGCTTGAGCCATACAAGATAGGCGATGCGGATTATAATATCAGGGACGCTTTTTACGGTGGTATCTCTCATAACCTGCTAAAGAGGTACTTCGGTGATGATGTGGTTAACCAGTTGACCGCAGAGATTACCAAACCCGAAGATATTAAAATTACAGACGTGCTTGAAACGCCTGTTGAAAAGACTAAACAGGATTTAACGCCGGAACAGATACCCTATTTCACCGGACAGGGTATGGAAGTCTTTACCAAGCCCACTTTTGAAACAACGGTATTGCCTGCTTTACCGGATGAACTTAAAGAATTATATCGCCAGAAAGAACGTGTGAAGTTCCTTGAGGGAGAGTTCGACAGGGGCAATTTTGATAAAACATTCGTAGATGAGTGGAACGCTATGGCGGAACGCCCTACCGATGAGGAATTTAATGAACTGGTCACTACATGGCAGGAAACAAAACGGGAAGAACTCAACGACCTCGTTACTACGGTGTTTCCTGAATTTCTTAATGCCCCTGAAGGAAAAGTAGATACGGTTGTAACGAATTATTTAAAACAACTCTATAGTGACACCGCCACTCAAGACGCTTTCAGAAACAGGATAGCTGGTATTGGGCGTAACCCTGATACCGAGGCATTGTTAAAAGATATCCTGCCAATGGCTACCGAGCGCGATATCAAACAGCTATTCGGGGAGAATGTTATCCCGCTGGAACAGTTACCGCTTGGGTCTTACGATATCACAAAAGAGCCGTTACAAGACGTGGTTGACTTCGCTAATAAAGATTTTGAAGGATTCAGACGGTCTATCAGGTACGAAGGCCGGACACCGGAAACAGAGTCCATGCTCAATGAGGCATACGGGCGGGAACTAACAGATAAGGAACTCTCTAAGTTCTTTGAATCGGGTCCCGCCGATGATTTCATTCAAGGCAAGTGGTTACCTAAACCGCTTGAAGATTACTGGGATATGTCCATGCAGGGGGTAGGGGATATCCTGTCTATGGTTGGCGGTATGGCTGATAGGTTCGGTAATGACACCCTGGCAAAAGAGCTTCAGTTGATGGGTTCTTACGGACAGGTGTTCTCTAAAGACGTAAAGATAGCCGAAGCTTATACTCCACAGTGGTTTGCGCAGAACATAGCAAGAATGGCTCCGATGATGCTGGGGCTGATGGGCGCATCTATTATAACTGGCGGAGCGGCTGGAGCAAGTATAGCCGCCGCAGGTGGAGGTGCATTTCTACAAGCGGCTGGAAGCACGGTACTGGCAGGTGTGACTTCATCCATCGGCGAGGGCATGTTGGAGGCCGGAGACGCTTTCAACGAGGCAAAGCGCAGAGGCTTTACAGATGATGAAGCAAACAAGGTATTTGATAAAGTATTTCAGCAGAACGTGGCGGCGTTATCAGCTTCTAATATAGCGCAGTATGGCTTAACCTTCTTTGTACCTGGAGGGAGAACCGCCTCGTTCATGGTAAAAGCTCTAACCTATGGTTTTGACGTGGCAAGCGAGGGCGTTGAAGAAGGCGCACAGCTTGCGATACAGCGTGGGGCTTTAGGCGATGTGCAGAAGTTTGATAGCGAAATGCTTCAGAATATCGTACTTGGTGCAGCCGGCGGCCTTGGCTTTGCCGGAATAGGCACAGTACATAACACTATTATAAGTAAAATTGAGTCCAAGATGAATCCCGACCAGTACAACCAGTTGAGGAAGCGCATCACAGAGTTCATAGGGCAGGGCATGAGCCGTAAAGAGGCTGAATCTAAGGCCTGGGACGAGTTTGCCGGAACACCTGAAGGCGAGACGATGGTTAATCAGGCTGTAGATGAGGTGAAAGCGGAAGAAACAGCAATCATACAGGAACAAAAGCCGCAGGTTGTAGCCGCTATCAAGGAAATGACGGACACAGTAGAACCTGCTAAGGCAAAGGTTGACGCTCTGGTTGAGGAACTGACAGCATCGGAAGTAACCACGGAAAAGCAACCATGGCAAATGACCAAAGCCGAGTTCATAGAGAGCGAACTCAAAGGACTACCAAGCGGTGAACGAGCTATCAAGCGAGGCATGGAGACAACTTCTATTGAGGCAACACATAAACAGGTAATAGAAACAGCCATAGCGCAGGGCAAGGACGTTCCCGCTAATGTACTGAAGGAATATCCTGATTTAACAAAGGCTAGACCAGTACAAACGACAACAAAAGAAATGTTACTTGATGAATTGCATAACCATACAGTCAGACAAATGGGTTCGCTTGAAAGCACTAAAGAAGAATTCGCTGACTATATTACCAAGTTACGGTCATACATAAATAAGTTTGCGCCACAATATAAATCTCAATTGGAAGTACAAGTAAGAGAGTACAATGAAGGCAATAAAGCCTTAGCTGCTATAGGATTTGATGAGGTTCTTGGTAGGATGCATGAGGATGCTAGACTAGTAGCTAAAGATGAGTTGCGAGTAATATCAGAAACAAGGCGAAACTTATTCAAACTGGCTGATAAATTAACTACGCAACCCACTCCCACAGCCCCTACAACAGGCGTAGCACAGCCTGCTAAAGCGAGTGAGGCAATACCGCCAGTACCGCCCAAACCACCGTCCGGTAAGCAGTACAGAGAGCAACCTCCAAAGCGTGGTAAACCTCGCACGATGAATGAAATTGTTAAAAGCGTTTCACTCGCAATAAGAGATGCAAGACCGGCCCGGGCCGAGACGGAAGCATTAAAACATAAAGAACTGCAAAGACGTTCTGCTATATATGCCTCTATCCTACAAAGCGGTGAAGGTTCTAAAGCATTTGAAAAAGCAAAAAGCGCACTGAAGGGAGAACTTCCGCAGGCTGATTTTACACTTGACCTTGAAAAATACGGCATAACCGATGCCGATATACAGTCCATGTTTAATAAAATCAGGGTTTCAGAATTAAAGCCATTCCAGAAACTCAATACCAGCGAAGCATTAACAAAACTCCTTAACGGACAGATACCGACTGAAGGCGAGATTAACACGTTGGAAAAAATGTTCGGTAAGGAATTTGTAGAAGCTATAATCAGCAAGTACACAATGGGTAAAAAGGTCGGAAGGTTCTTACAAGAATTTCTTAATATTCCCCGCACACTACAGACCATAGCAGATATATCAGCGACTTTAAGACAGGGTATCGTGCTCGCTGCCGGACAGCCCATCCAATTTACGAAAGCATTTATCAGCGAACTTAAGGCGGTATTCAGTGAAAAGAACTATACTAACCTTAATTTCATACTGGATAACATGCAGTATTCCGATAAGGCTTTGGAACACAAATTATATCAGGCGCATAATGCAGGTGTTGCCAGTTTGACTTCCTACGAAGAAGGTTTTCAAGGCAGGATATTAGAAAAAGTACCTTTACTCAAAAATATAATACGTGGTTCAGAGCGTGCCTATACTATGTTCCTTGATACTCTGCGTATGGAAACATTCGCTTATTATTGCCGTAAATGGGAAGGCACAGGCAAAAGTTGGAAGGACTACGATAATCTAGCGTCTTTTGTCAATCACGCAACAGGGAGAGGCGACCTGGGGAGGTTATCAAATGCCGGTGTCTGGCTCAATGCGGCTTTCTTCTCACCTCGTTTTGTGGTATCCAGAATACAAGTTCCGCTTGACTTGATTACTAGTACGCCTGCGGTACGTAAAATTGTGGCTCGCAATCTTGTAGCTTTTGTATCAACCGGACTTGTAGCTTTGATGCTGGCAAAACTAGCAGGTGCAGACGTAGAAGATGAGCCTCTTTCATCTGATTTTGGAAAAATAAAAATCGGGAATACCCGCATAGATTTTTGGGGTTCATATCTTCCTTATGTTCGTATGGTATCACAAATAGTAATGGGACAGCGTAAAAGTACGGCAACGGGTGATGTGTATGATGTTAACCGCATTGATATAGCTTCAAACTTCCTGCGTTCCAAACTAGCCCCTGTTCCGGGGATGGTATGGGACTTAGCGGCGGGTGAAACATTCTTAGGCGAGGAACTTAAAGCGGAAAATGCACAACAACTCGTTTACGAACGGCTTACCCCTATATTTATTCAAGATATCAACGATGCCGTAAGAGATAGCGGGGAGGCCGGATTGCTTTATGGTGCTTTGGCTATGTTAGGCGTAGGCGTTCAGACTTATGAAAACAACTGGAACTCTACGGAAAACCAGTTAGGAATCCCAAAGCAAGAGGATATTTTACCTTATACCATCACAAATATCATGTACGGCACAAAGGATTACTACTCTGAAGTCGGGCAAATGATAGGTAATGCCAACGCTGATATGCTGAAAGCTAAAAAGATGATTCCGGCAAAGGTTATCAGCGTTGCCGAAGCAAGGGATTTAAAAAAGATACTCTCCATAATTCCGAATGAACGGTTAAAGAATATCAATGCCGATGCCCAACAAGGAGATACTTTTGAGCAATACTTTATCCAGTGGCAACAGAGGGAAAAGATTACCGATACAGAAGAACTAAAAAAGTTTGACACTCAATATCCCAACGCTCATCTTGGTAACTTCAGCCAGAGTGAATATGTCTTACTTCAACAGTACCATGCTTTACCTCTAGATGAGCAAGCGCAATTCCTTAAAGACCACCCTGAAATCAATATCAATCCCCGTACCGAATGGCTAAAGTCACACCCGAAGGAAAACGCCCTGTTAGCGGTATGGGGACAGTCAAAGATACTAACCAAACCTGCATACGATGAGTTCAAGAAACTGGTTACAGAGCTTGATATACCCAATAGCGCATTACCTGAAAGCACGTTGCCGCCTGAAGATACGGTTGATGATTACTTTGCCTATCTTGAAGTGCAGGACAAACGCTCATCCAATGCATGGGAAGCACAAATCATACTTGCCAATAATGATAAGCTGCGGGAGTTTCTGGGGCGGGACCCGATTGAAACACCCGTAGCGTCACTTGAGCTTAAGGTAAAGTACCGTGACCTGTACGACCAGATAGATTCCTACTCCGATAAGGATAGCCCCGCCTATATTGATTCTGACGCGTCCCGTGAGGAAGCTATAGCCAAACTCAAAGCCGATAATCCGGGCTGGGTAGATGATATGCGCCGGATTGATGCTATTGAGCACGGGGGAGAGAATTATCAGGAACAATGGGCGGAACGCGGACACATTATTGACGGTGATAAAATCGGAAGCTCGGACAAGGCCGGAACCTCGGAAGCAAAAGCGTGGCTGTTGGATAACCCCGATGTCTTTAAGTGGGCGTTGGACAATGAACTTTTGACCGATGATGGGGCGGACTGGAACGTTCCTTCCATCCGCATAGATGTTAAATGGAGAGCGCAGGACAATGAATATGACGCTCTGCCCGTAGACGGCACGGCCCGGGAAGAATATCTTGCTGATAATCCTGAATACCGCCAGGACAGGCGCAGGCGTGACGCGTATCAGCTTAAAGATAAAGATGGGAACGCATACCCTGAAACTCAAGTGGAAAACTACGTTAGTTATTACGAGTTACCGGAGCGGGGAAAGCGCAGAGATAGATACCTGATTGAAAATCCCGACTTCGCTGATTCCATGCACAAGATAGCCGGTATAGACTTGCCGGAGAAAGTCCCTTCAGTGCAGTATGACGATTTGTACGACCAGTACCAGGCCGACTTTAGCCGGATGGAAGGGATGGGAGACAACAAGTCCAAGTATTACATTGAAAACGTAAAAGACAGGGAAAAAGCACGTGAAAGTTTAAGAATCAAAAACGGGAAACTCACCGACTTCGGCAAGGCTGAAATACGCCGGAACGCCTACGGTATGTACGTTCCCGATGAATATGTTGACAGGTACGTTGACTACTACTCCCTGTTAAGCGAGGGCATACCCAAAGACTGGCCGAGGGACCGGACAAACAACAGGCTTTCATGGTACGGGGATGAATGGTACTTGAAAGAACACCCGGCCTTCTACGAAAATGTTTACCTTGACTTGTTAGAAAACGAGCCGATAGACTTTACCAAAACACCAAGCCGTGAAGTGTTTGACAAATATACCCAGTACGTCAATCTGATTGAAGGACAGCCAAGGGATGAGTTCAGGGCAAAAGAGTATGCGGCTCACGGCAAGGACTTTGAAGATTGGCTGTTGCTCACCAAGAAAATCACCACGCCGATATGGGAGAAAAAGAGGCGGTCTAAACTATCTCCGAGCGAAAGACGGCGTGAAGAAATGGAAGAACGAATCAAGAAAATAAAAGTATAGTATTTTTCTTTTCAAGCCAAGGAATAAGCCCTGCTAAATATTCTAGCGGGGCTTTCTTGTTTATAGGAGGATTTTTAACCAATGACTACAACGAACGGCGAAACCAAAGAGGATAAGAACGCCCTTGCCAATGAGCAACGGCCTTCTGCCACAGATGGGACTACCCCTTCGACCCCCGAAGAAAAGATGGTTCCTGAATCAGAGATATCCAAGCGGCACTCTAAACTCATGAAAACCATCGACACCATTACCAAAGAGCGGGATGCGTCAAAGCAAAACCTTGACAACGTAACAAAGGAACTCAACGAATTGCGGAGACGAGAGGCGGAAAAAGAGGAAGAGGAAGCAAGACAAACACCGGACGGCCTGACAAAACTTCAAAAGGACCGCGAACGGCAGAAGGAAGCTCAAAAAATCAAGGACGACCGCGAGACTTTAGAACGTGATAAGACCGAACACGCTGAAAAAATAGCGGCCGCAGAAGAAGCCCTACAGGAAATAGCCATCTGGACAGTTGCTTCCGATACCGGCGTAGACCCTGTGATACTCAAGGAACGGTGTACCAAATATAAACTCACCACAAAAGAGGACATCACTGACTATGCCAAAGAACACGCCGCCTCTTTAGTCCAGCAGGAAAAGAAAGAAACGCCTAAAGTCCATCCCAATACTCGTGAGATGGGGGGTAGCACAACCAAGATAGGAGATTTGCCTCCTAGTGAACGTATAAAAGCAATAGAAAAGCTATTAAATCAAAAATAAAGGAGAAATATGGCTGGAACATTAGTAGAACTTGCCATGACATCGGCTAATGCAGGTAACTATCTAGTCGCTGGAATAGCTGATTGGTTTTGTCGCGGCAATCCTATAGCTCAAAAATTGGTGTGGCAAACTAACCCGGAGTTATCTGCACAGATAACCGCTTTTAAGACTTTGCCGACTGTTGGCACAAGAAAGGTAAACGCTACGTTTTCTGATTCTACTGGTACTTTCCAACAGAAAACAGAAGGTAAATACATCTTCGGTAACTATATACAGGTAGATACCGTTCTTGCTAAAGCCAATCCTAAACTAAGACAGATATACAGGGAAATGGAAGCAAAGGCAATGTCTTTCAAATTCAACGACATGTTCATCAATGGCGACCCGGCGAGTGATGAATTCAAGGGGTTAAAAAAGAGGGTTGACGATATCTATGCAATGGGCGGCGTTTTCACGGAACAGTATATAGACGGTGGCAGTGGTACAACCGGAAGAGGTATCAACTACGATTCCACGGAACGCCAATATTTCCTGGATAAACTCAACCAGCTTATATATGCCATTTCAGACGGTGAAGTTGATGGCTTGGCGATGAACTCCAAAATGTATCTTTGCTTTGAATCTCTGTTCAGACGTGAAAACCTTTTCAATCAAAGCAAAGACCAATACGACAGGGTAATAAATACCTTTAAAAATATACCCCTGATTGATATGGGTCTAAATGCTGACCAGTCTACCGAGGTCATCACCAATTCAGAAACGCTCTCCGGCGGCACAGACGAAACAAGTATTTATGCCTATAGGTTAGGCGAGGACAAATATCTCTGGGGTCTTCAACAGGAAGATTTACAGGTGATAGACCAGGGCATACTTCAGACCGCGCCCAAATATAGTGATTTAGTGCAATGGGTAGTCGGTCTGGCACACAGCAATCCAAAATCAATCGCTAGAGCATACGGGTTCGTTGCCGATAGCGGTGCGAGTTAAGGAGGTTAAAAATGGTATTTGATTATAATGGAATCTTAATGGATGGTTCGGTAGTTACGACTACCGCTCTCGACACACCGGCTATATCAACCACAAGAGATGCTACGACTGGCGCAGCCGTCATTGACCTTGGTGCTGGCGGCACACCTGAAAGCGGTCTTACTGCGGTAATGATGTGTTCTACTCTCGCCGGAGGTGCGGCGGCTTATACCTTGACCGCTTACCTTCAAGCTTCAGATACCGCAGATATGACAGGCACTACGACAGGTATTGAAAGGCTTGCTTCTTTCGGTGTGGCAAATGCTACTACGGGCGTAATTCTTGGCGCAGAGACACCGTGTACGGCGTATGTGAAATTCGCTACCAAAAAGAGGTATGTCCGTATCAATGCTACCGTTTCCAATGACTTCGGGTATATCAAGTGTTATCTTGCACCCCATGTATTCCCCGTAACCTAAAGGAGGCTATAAATGCCGATTGAAAAAATGACCTTTACCCCCGGTTACATCACGTTATATGACGGTGGTGCAAACCCGACCAGATATCCGATAGCTGATGTTTTGAGAGCATTGGATATTCCGGTAGGGTTAACGCATACACAAGTTACAGAAATCACTAAACTTGCTAATCTTGTTGTCGTATTAATTAGGACGTTGATAGAACGTAATATACTTGACAACAAATTCTTGGAGAATGGTGAGTATGACCTTGACGACATCATTCATTCAATTGAGGATATGGCTGGTGATTTCAGCGAACCGGATATCTCTGTATAAGGAGGTGTACCTATAAGAAATAGTTGTTGATTGGCGATTTAGTTCGAGAGTCAGACTATGACTATAAAAATAGAAAAATAGGAGAATAAATATGGCTTGGAAAATTTGGGGAACAAATCGAATCGGAGGCGCAGACAAAGAAATAGAGGCATCTGAATCAGGTGCTATGTTTGTAGCCCCTGGAGCTTCAAAATACGAGGACATTTGCCGGAGTGGTATGCTGTTTAGTGCAATCACTACAACCGCAACGGTATCTTGTACTGCCCTTCCTACCACTACAGCAGGTATAGCTTTATATAACAGCGCGGCAGATGGTGGCGTTTCTATGATTGTAGATGCCATCTTCGCTAACCAGATAACCTGCCAGAACATCTTAAGTCAATATGGGCTTATCTATGTTCTCGGTCAGACTAGAGTAGCAGCACTGGCAGGAGGTCTTGTAATCCGCAGGATGAATGGGCTTGGCCCGACTACAAACTCTGTCTGTCTTGCAAATGCTGGTGGTGCCGTGCTTGATGCTGTAACTGGTGTTGCTATTGGCTGGACTCCCATTGGGCCGACTGCCAACACATCAGTAGTTTCACTCCCTGGCGCTGTACTATATGCAGAAGTAGATGGCAGGCTCATAATCCCGCCTGGGCATCAATTCGGTGTAAACGTCATGGGTGGTGATGCTACTGGCACATGGAACTGCGGTGTTATCTGGCATGAGAAACAGATTACTTTAGGATAAGGAGGTAGAAAGATGAATACTTTATTAGAAGCATTACAAAGAGTATCTCGCGGTAAAAAGAATATTGAATGTTCTGAAGCCGGTTCTGCCTTCGTAGACTATGGTGCTGCTCCTTACGAAGAAATTACCAGAGATGGCAAGTCATTCAGTGGTATAAGCACAACCGCCCGTGCTGGTGTAGTGGCATTACCTACAACTGCCTGTAATGTAAGCCTTTATAATACAGCACCTTCAGGTGGTAAGTCCGCCGTCATAGACGCAATCTTCGCAGTTGCAATCGCAGCACACACTACAATCGGTCAAAGCGGTTTGATTTATGTAGTGGGTCAGACTGCTGTTGCATCAAGCGCTGGCGCACTTGTACCTAGGAAACTGAACGGCCTAGGGCCTGGAAGTGACTCTGTATGCCTTCTGGCTGATGGTACGGCTCTTGATGCTGTGACGGGTGTAGCGATAGGTTGGCTTCCGGCTGGCCCGACAGTCAACGCTGGCGTGATATCTGTTCCTGGTGTAGTTCTATGGTGTCCTATGGACGGGAAAGTTATAGTATCTCCCGGACACCTGTTTGCGGTCAACGTCATGACTTCAAACGTAGAAAACACCTTTAATTGCGGTATCATGTGGCATGAGAAACAATTAACCCTTGCATAATTGAATAACGAACTTGGGGCAGGCTTATTACCTGCCCCTCTCTCCCTAGGAGTATATGAATTACGAATTTAGATGTAGTAAACATGGCACATTTGAAGTAAATCAACCCTTATTATCGGAACATAAAGCTGATTGCCCTCAATGCAACCAACCTGCACAACGTGTCTATTGTAATCTTCAGTGGATATGGGCGCATACCGTTTACCGACCGGATGGAAGTAAGCGTGAGGATAAAGACTACGCTCCAATAATGAAATAAGAAGGAGAAATATGCCAAAAGGTACACCAAAGGAAACAGATGTAAAAATACTCGATGAACTCAAGGAAGTCAATAAGAATCTCAAAGAATTAAATGAAAACATGCAAAAATTATACACTCCGATGGAGGACAGCCGAAAAATGCTTGATAAAATAATGGCAGATAGGAGACTGTAATGGGCAGAGACCTTAATATAGGGATACCCCCGGTAGAAACTTTAAAAGTCAATATTGTTGACGGCGGTAATATCGTCACAGCGATAAATAATAACACGTCCGAACTAGAAACCAACTCACAAGAAATCAGGAAAGAACGTTCAGTCCTTGAAATCGTAAATGATACGGAAGTCTACGGAATAGAGGACGAATAACCATGCCGGCAGTAAATGCATCACAGCGCACGTTATTCCGTATAGCCCTTTCAATTAAACAGGGAAAGACCAAACGCTCATACAGTAAGAAAGCGGCAGAACTGGCAGACAGTATGTCTCTTGAGGAACTGGAGAAATACGCCAGCGAGCCTTTGAAAAAGAAATAAGGGGGTGACAATATGGCTAACGAATTAAAGACAGTGGTTGATTTCAGTTTTTCTAAAAGTGGTGCGAAAATCGCCAAGACATACTCTGAAAACACCACTGTAACTGGAGATAGTTATGTTTCTGGTATTCTTTCTATTGGCACATCAGAAGAGGAATTAACACAGTTGGCCGACCTCGGAACACCTGGTGAAGTATTATTAAAAAACCTTGATTCCACAAATTATATAGAAATCGGAGCTACTACAGGCGTCTACACTATAAAATTGAAGGCGGGTAAATGGGCTAAATACTTTCACGATAGCGCAACTATCTACGCCAAAGCTAATACCGGCGCTTGTCTTTTGGACTATACGATAATCGAGGAATAAAACATGCCTACGACATATTTAACAGATTTCATAACCGACCTGCGATATCTCATTAAAGACTCCGTTGCCACTTACGACTTCTCCGATACGGAAGTGCAGGCGCATATAACCCACGTACTGAAAGAAATATCTGATAAGTCACCCTATAAAGCCAAGGAAACGGCTTTAGTTACTGCCAACTCCAAATTGCTGGATATCTCCGGCATCACCAACCTTATCAGGGTTAACAGAGTGGAATGGGAAGTCGGGACCGACCCGCCGAACAACCGGAATATCACCCATGAGGACAACGAGACTATCTCAATGATTGTGGAGACCGCCCCGTCTACCACTGGAACATCGGGAACGCTGGCAGGTACGGTGACTTTTACCGCAGGCAGCGCAACCGTTACAGGCGCAGGTACATCTTTCTTGACGGCTTTGGATACTGATTATTTTATATGTAAATCCACTATGACAAGATGGTACAGGGTTTACTCGGTGGAATCGGCAACCTCGCTGACGCTTGATGAGCCAGTCAAGACAGCCGATACTGGAGCTGATGTGGTCGCAAGTACCAAGTACCGCTATAACGTGGCTGTTATTCATTGTGAGAAGTTGCATACATTAACAGACGCAATCAAGACTTTAAATGCCAACGAGGAACGGGTTTTGAGTGAAGGCACAATGGCGTACCTGCTTTCACAGTGGGTAAATAAACTACGGTCACAGGTAAATGAGGCGGTAACAGCTATTACCACGCTGAACAGTACCACAGACGATATAACGGACAGGTTAAATAAGGCACTGTCATTTATCGGGCAGGGGCAAAGCCTGATTGACGAACACCGTACCGATGCCCTGAACGAACTTGCCGATGTGCCGGATTTAATAACCAAAGCGGAAGTAGATTTAGCTTTAGCGAGAGAGCTTTTTGACACGGTTAATAACGGCTCAAATCCAGAAAACAACTATATGAACGCCGCAGGCCGTGACCTGAATATAGCATCCGAGCATATCAGTCTGGCAAATTCCTATCTCAATAGCGATAACGTAAGCTCGCAGTTCGCTAACTACGCTCGGACGGAAATCAGCGCGGTAAACGCTTTGGTATCTCAAATATCGGGGTATGCGCGAGAAATACAATCAAGGTTAAACATCGCCTCTATTATCAGTAACGCACAGGGTAAAGCCGACAGGCAAATGCAAATCTATAAACAGGACTTGAAGGAAATCACACCGATGAAGACAGTTCAAAGTTATTCTTCAGGGTAAAAGGAGATATTATGGCTTTCAGTAAACCATCTAAATTTGAAATGACTATCTGGTATCTAATATGGGTATTCGTCTTGGCAGGTCTAGCCTTTGGCGGCTGGGCTTTATATCACGTTATCACGCTTGGAGGGTCTTAAATGGCTAATGAATTTAAGCATCTTTCTGTAGGTACGGAACTCACACAGGCTGAATGGGAAGCTAATGGAGGGCATGTAGCTGATGGGCAGACTACAAATGATACACTTTACTTTGACGGTACTTATTGGAAACGTAGGTCTCCTATTATCTCCGGTGCTTACCTAGCCGCCGCCGTAGCTGATATGTTAGGGAACGCTGCATGTAGAGTTCCAATTAGTACGGTTTACTCGGAGACTTTAACACCTAGCGGATGGACGGTTGGAGACCTGTACCCACTGGCAACCTCAATAGCATCCGGCGGCGGCGCAGCCCAAATACTTGACGCTGACGTTTCCCCAGTTTTTACAGCAGCCAAGGTGTTGTATGCCAAGGTGAACTGGACAGACGCAGCAGGCGCTAATCCTGGCGAGGGATGGGTCACTGCTGTAGTGTCTGGAACAGAGTTGTCCATATCAAAAGTGTCCGGTGCAAATTTTATTGGAGTTGGCGGTAAATATCATATCAGTTCCGGCTATTATACAGTTCCAGAAACTCGTTATTATGATATAATCCCTCAAATTACTTATGTTAATCCCGTTGCTGATTCCCGTGTACAGGTGGGGTTAATTATTAATGGCACGTATACAGCATATATACACAAACACGCTACGATATCAGACTACTTCACAGTTACTAACCCTTTAATCAGGTCACTAACAGCCGGAGATATAGTTGCGCTTGCCGGATATTCCGCTAATGCCTCCAACGCTGTTGACATTCACGGCGCAGCTAGCCAACCAACAAGTTTGTACATAGCAGCAAGGGTGTAACAGGGTAGTATTTACGTTATTGACTGTTATGGTATAATCCAAGAATATGAAACGGCTGGTTATCATATTATCTATTATCATAATCGCATTACTCGCAGGGGTATTTTACATGGGATTTCCTTTTGAGTTTCCGTTTTCATTCAACCAGACATATTACGAGCAAAACAATATCTATCAGGGGCAACAATTCTCTTTATACAGCCCCTATATTGAACGGGATTACCGAGTTAAAACGCAATTGCATGACCATACCGATAAATCCGATGGGCAGAATACCCCTTTTGACGTAGTGACTGCGTACAAAAACGCCGGATATGGCGCAATCGTTATCACAGACCACGACTATTTAACCCCGAATCCTAACGTGGAAGGGATACTTTATATTCAAGGGGTTGAGGAAACGATTAGCCCACTTCACATCCTGCATATCGGCTCGTTCAACTCAAGCTCAACCGTCTATCAAGACGTGCTGGATGAAGTAATAAAGGCGAATGAAATATCCGGTTTATCTCATACTTTCTGGTCAGCGGCTTACATAGATATTGAAACCCTAAACGGACTGAAAAACTTCTGTCTGGTAGAAATAGAAAATAGTAGCAGTAATCCTGCATGGTCTAACGATTACCCGTTCGGTGAATTGCTTTCTCTTGGTAGAAAAGTGTGGGTGATAGGCGTAGA